TTTCAATTGTTGGATCAAATTCGACACTTCTTGCCAATCATGGGCAATAAATGATGGAATCTGATTCATTCTAGAATCGCGGACCAGTCTAATGCATTGGTGGCCTGCCATCAACCCCTCTTTCACGTACCCCGGCGAATCGTCAACCCAGACCGTGGGGTCGTATTTAGCAAGGATTTCTAGCTTGTTTCCATCTAATCCAACACAATGCACTTTGGAGAATGCACCGGGGAACCAAAACTCAAGGTTCTCGGTTCTGTGTTTGAGTGTTTCAGGTGAATTGGAGATAGCCGTAACCGCTACAAAATCGTACCAATACTTTAGGTGATTGACTGCGATCAAAGCGTCCTTGTAAGGCGTCAGGTACTTCATAAACTTCGAACGGCTGTACTCGTCCACCAGAACAGATGCTTCCGCTGTGGGGAGCCCTGTAAGGTCTTCAATCGTCTGCCAGTGGCTATGGGCGTACATCATGATCGCCTTTTCACGCGGCATTCCTTTCTGTTCCAGAAAGTATGGGAACCGGCTAAACCAGTCCACCAATACTCCATCAACGTCAACTAAAATAGTTGGTTTCAACGCTTATTCCTTTTGATGGATTCACGCCACGATTGAGCAACTGCGATGCATTGAACCAATTCAGTATCAAGCTTTTCCAAGTCACCGTTTTTGGCTTCTTCGATTGCTTCTAATACTTCTTCGGCAAAAATATCAGTCCACGAAACCAACCCGGATGTTGCTTTTCGGTTACAGAACCGTTTCGCATCATCGGCGTTTGATGTACCAACATCAAATACGGTATCCGGGGTGTAGCTCAAATGGTCTTGAATCCCCCATTTGGCAACCTGACGCTGCATTTCCATACGAGCGTCATCGAAGCTTGGGTATGTGTCTTGAGTGTCTTGAGCGGCTGGAATGGTTGTAGGTTCAACCAAATCCGGTGCATTAAGGGGTTCATCTTGCTGGTGATGGGTAATATGGTTTACCGTTTCTTGTACAAAATCTACTAAGCTCATTCTTATTCCACTTCGATATGGTATTGGGCGAGGATAAAATCATCCGATTCTCTGTAGCACCAATGAACATCCCCAATGAAAAATTCATGGGTGATGATACCGTGCATACCGTACTGAAACGGTGAGAATCGAGACAACCCTTTATGGGTGATATCAATAACTTTGTTGTTTGGTCCACGGAACTTTAAATAAAGGGTTTTTACCCGTGGTTTCTGAATCGGCGCCGGTTCTACAGGCTTCGATCTGTTGAATAAATTCATAAACTAACTTCCGCCTTTTTCGCTTGGAGTTCTTCCAAGGTATTTGCAACAGTTTTATCATCACGGATTTTCACGAACTGTGGTAGGAACAGACTGGAAACATCCGAGCCACGGCGCTTTACAATCCCATTATATTCAACTTCGACAATCATTTGATCGACAACGATCTTTTCGCGATTGATCCAGAACCATTCACGTTCCGCATCAGACATACCAGATGCATCAACTTCAACCAAACGACATTGAGTCGTACAGGTCAATGTACCGGCGATTTCCTCGTATTTCTTTCCATCCTTACCGTTCTTGACGCCGATAACCAGAAGGTCAGCGGTCATAACCTGTTTGAACTTAACCTGATCTTTCGACCGGGTATTGGTCCACAAGCCTTTCAAGTTCTTGAGAATGATTCCCTCAAGATCCATCGCGATATATTTGGAATAGATCGCTGTAGCTTCTGCCAAGTTATTAACGATATGGGTTTCGATGACCGACGTGAACACAGTATGTTTCAGTTCATTCAACTGAGCCAAACGAGTTTCATAATCGTTTGCCGACTTACCAGCTTGCCACTGATCGTATGGAATCAAATCCCATAGTACAAAGTGCAGTCCGGCTTCCTCGGCTGGGGAAATCGTACCCTTAACCGCTTTGTTATAGATCCCGTTACCGGTCGAACGATCTGCAATAGCTGGTTCTTCGGGTGTTTCCAGTACGTCGTCAAACGGTGAAGCTTCTTTTGCTGGGAGTCGATAGACAATCTCGCCATCTAGGACAACCTTACCGGTCCAATCAGTTCCATCAAACGTAGCAACGATTGCATCAATAGATGCTTGGGAAAGCTCAAGAGGCTTACCGTTTCTGGTCCAGAAGCTGGCTGTGCGGTTATCAAGGTCTACAATCGCTTGTGTACGGCTACCATCGGCTTTGAGCTGGGCAATCGCCGGGTATTTGATCTTAGCCAGAGCTTTGTCGGAATACGCCGTCGCCAACATCACGTTGAACGATGGGACCAGACCCGGCCAGACCTTATCCGCCGAACCATCGGATGCACCCATGCGTAGGTCACGACCTAGAACACGTCGAACCACTTCGGCATCGCGTTCGGAACAGGATTCCAACAGGTGTTTAACCCACTCAATCGCAGCGTGACCGGTCTTCTGACGGCCTGCCAGAACGATTGGGAGCAGCTTGAGAGCAGCTTGCAGGGTATAATCCCCACGGTGTTCTGTAGCGATAGGAAGCTTTTTGATGTAAAACGAAATTAGACCATTGAGCGCCAGAAACACAGCGGTCTTTAGGTCTTCATTGTCTTTGTTTGCTTCGAGAATTGCGACTTTATCATTCTTGCCGGGGACATTCGCAACGGCTTCAATGATACTCAGGACATCAGGGTATTGGTTTGTCATTCAGACCTCTTTGTGATATGGGGCTATCATACCACTGTTTCGAGTCAGCCTAAACAGAATAGAAACAAAAAACGCCCCGAAGGGCGTTTGATGGATTAACGTTTTGTGTTATAGGCATGTACAACGGTATACGCCAATTCAGAGCGGGTTTTCGAGTCTTCCAGTGGGAAGTCAAACCAATCTACGGTTGGGTAGAATGGAACCCCGTCTGTGTCAATGAACTTGGAACGAGCATTGGACAGGCCGTTACGGGTTGTATCGGTTACATACAACTGAGTTGGGTCACCAGCTACAACGATTTTGGTATTTTTACCAGCACGTTCTAGCAACAGTTTCATGATCATCGGTTGAATTTGCTGGGCTTCATCAATCAGAACCAGAGCGTTATCCCAAGTAGAACCTAGGCAATAGTTCGGGATTTTGAAATGGATACGATCATCCATAGCAGTTTCAACCTTACCTTTCCCAAGCAACAGATTCAGCGCGTCTTTAGCTGATGCAAAGTGAGGTTCGATCTTGTCACTCAATGCGTTCGGTAGGAATCCGATTTTATCGGAACCGGCCTCGACAGGGGTTCGAATGACTATGATTTGTTTTGTGTTGTCTGCAAGAAATTGGGATACAAATTCAGCTAGAATCCCCATAGTCTTACCAGCACCCGCAGCCCCTTGGATAAACAGCAAATCTCGCGATTTGATTAGATTACCTACGGTCTTTTGGGATTTGGTCAAATCGAGTTTTACACCGACCATTACAGCAGGATTCGGCCTAGTGCCTTTACCTTTACCGCGTGGGGTTGGATTTGGATCAATTCCATCACCTAGTCCCTGATTGAACGCAGCAATTGTCGCTTTCGCGTCTCTACGTTCGGCTCTGGTTGGTCGCTTGTTACGATTTTGTTGATTGCCCATTCTACACTGCCTTATTTGGTGAAGGTTTTCAGATACTTCTGATAGAGCTTCGTCAGGTCATTTTTTGTTGCCTTTTCATCAAAAGCAACGCCCAAAGACTTCAACCGCAATTCCTGTTCGGGTTTGGTCAAAGCCTTGAATTTTTTAGTTTGATCTAAAACGTGTTGAGGGTGTATTGGATTATGGGTTGAATCTTGTTGCAGATAGACGGATAATGACGCCAACCATTCAAAATAAATTGATGGATCACCGCCCATACGTCTATACACAGACTTCAACTTCCCTTCTGTTCGGTTGCAGCTCGAATGCAAAGCCCCTCGGACATGCCCTGTGTCATGATCGTGGTCAAGGTGTATCTTGGACATGTCAATTGGCAACGGGTGCCCACACAGTCTACAGAGCCCCTTCTGATCGATGATCAATTGAGCTTTGTATTTCTTGGCGGTTGTCGGGGTCAGTTGTTTAGGGAATTTCATAAAATACCTTCATTGTATAAAGGTATTTATGGTCTGTAGTTCTTGGCGATACACGCTCGCCGTATTTCTTGATAGTAATCTGTTATCCATTCATACCCGGCGTGCATAGCCTTGTCGCCGTACACATAGTAATGCGTCAGGGGTAATGGATTGTCGATAATCTGTCTTAAACGATCTGGGTTGGCTATCAGCTTTGCACGAATAGCAGTTTTGATGCATTGTTCAAAGTTCGGGTGTTCGATGATCGCGTATTTCTTACCCTGAGCCTTGGCTAGATAACCATGCAGGGTTCGGAGCTTGTCGTATTGCATTCCGGTAGACAGCCAGTACCAAAACCCTTCGATTGAATCAAATGATCCATACTTAGGATGTTTAAACGGGCTATAAGCGAAATTGGACAGCCATTGGCCTAGATCGGTCTTACCCTTACTATAAACGTTGATATGCGTCTGACCGTCTTCCCACGGCTTCCAAATGGATTTCTTCATATTAGTAGTACGGGGAGACGGTGAATTCGTAGACCATTAGCCGGAAATTGATGGTTTGCAACACGATCCCTTTGGATACCATCCAATCGATTTCATGTCGCCCATAATCAAACCCTTCCGAATCCTTATAGGTCAGGGATCGATTAGAGAAATACAAGGTTTTGCCGTGTATTTCTCTCAATTTGGTGTTGATCGGCTTAGGCAGGCCGAGCATTTGTCTCATTCAACACAACCAACAGATTACCTTTTAATACAATCGCCGCTAGACGGTCTTGAGCGTCTTGTGGGTCAAGCATCTGGTTGTTCTGTTCGCGCATGTTCTGCGAATTTGGGTCAAATACAACCACCAAGCCAAGGCTTGACAGGATGTGTGCGATGGATTCGATCACCGCAGTTTTGCCGATATGGGATTTACCAGATACGGAAATATGCAGTTCATTGACCGGCATAACTTCATTTTGTTCGGACATCAGTTAACCTATTTGGTAAGAGAAATTTGGGTATTGTCTTTGAGACATACTACCCCTTGCTTTTGCACATGGGTTGGATACCCACCCTGTTCTGTGCATTTGTCCACCATGATTTGTTCATCATGTGTGCCTTTAGAGATACCGTATGAAAGTAACCCCAAGAACCCGACAATACAAAACGCGGCGATCCAATCATCCATGAAAAACCCCTTTGTACAGCGGCAAATGGCCTGTGATTTTATCAATTTCAGATCGCTCGGCGGGGCCAATAGCGATACAGGTTAGATTGTGTTCGCCGTTATACACGGTACGACCAGAATCAATGACTTTGGAACATGGCAAGCCAGCTCTTTGAGCTTCGGCGTACAGGATTTCCATTTCCATTTCGTCTTTAGCTTCCAAAACAGCTTTTGGGAACGAAATTTTCATCCAATGTTCCATTGCTTCGGTTGGATGCAACACGAATTTATCGCGTGGGACATCAGGATCACCACATTGGAAATCGTTTTCCCATCGGCCATGTTTCAGCAAAACCGCAACTGAGGCATGAGCTACCTGAGCCGCCAGTTTACCGGGAGGCATTTTTAGATCCAGTCGAGCAACAATAACTTGCTTCGGATCAGTGAAACCATTTCTACTCATGACAATTCCTTTAGTTACAAAAAAAGGAGCCTTTCGGCTCCCTTTTAAGATCAATTACGCAGCTTTACGCGGCGCCTTCGATTTCTTGGCCGGTTCTGCCTGTTTAGCCATCGCACGGGCTTTCGCCGCGTCACGATCAGCTTTGGTCATGTTCGGTTTCGGAAAGGACTTGCCTTTCTTATCGAACTGAGCTTCGTTGCGAACCGCACGGCTGAAACTCAGGTGCTGTGCAACGCGCTTGCCGAAGGCCGATACACGACCGCTCAGCAGGTTCAACGAACGAGACTGGAAATTCAGTTCGTCGCGTCCGGCTTGCTTCTCACGGATCATGACTTCCGCCAGAGCAATTTTGTCGATTTCGCTGATGAACGGGTTCAACCGTGCGCCAGTACGTTTTGGAGCAGTACGACCAGTGTGTTCACGGGCACCTTTAACCGCAGCAGCCCCTTGCGCATCGTTCGGATGCTTTTTCAGGTGGCGAGCCAGCTTGATAGCCTTGTTCTTGCCAGCCTTGATCATCGCTTTGTAAGCGGTGGCTTGGGATTTCTTGCTTGCGTGGTTACCCTTGAGCTTTGCCATTCTTTCAATTCCTAATTCAGTTAAGGTCAGCTTTGTGCTGATGGGGTCATTCTATCACGATTTGATTCTGTGCCAAACACTTTCTCAAATCTTTTTGTTTCAATTCGTTTTTGCTTTGTCTTCACTGGGGAAGTGAGATCACTATACCCCAGTTTTCGGTGAATCTAAACAGAATTTGAAAATTTATTTCGATTACAGGGAAATCACACCGTCGATGAATTCGAAACGCATCGAAACAACCTTTTGATCCTTCGATTTTCCGGGCCATTCGAACACGCGAAGGCTACCGGCTTGGGCAATCGGTACGACATCACCGATTTTCAGGGTTTCAATCGCCGGGTCGAATCCTACTACATAGCCGTAGGTCGGGACTTCGGATTGCAGAACCTTACCGATCATGATTCCACCTTGGGTGATTTCGTCACCTTGGGCTTTCACATGGGATACATCCAGCAGGACGGTTTTGTTGGTCAGGGTTACATTTTTCAGGTCAGCGAGCTTGGTCATTCTGTTCTCAGTTTATATTTTTCAATTGCGGCTTGTCGTGCAGCGTCACGTTCTGCGATACCATCCAAAACAGATTGGTATCCATCCATACGCGCACGTAGTTGATGATCGTAAACGTCAAATGGCTTGTTAGCCATTTGATCGATTTCGTGTTGGGTGAAGACTATAGGAAGTCTTTCACTCATGCCTTGTCGCCTACGTGGTAGACGGTAGCGATGTTGAATGTACGCCATTCACGTTTTTCCAGATCGAACACACGCAGAGACGCATCGGTCATTTTGCGGGT